AGGCGAGCGCAACCCAAACAGGGCGGCGTGGTCACAACCAAGGTACAGCCCGCCACGCTCACACCCTTGTGTAAGGCGTTCATGAGGGCGTTCTGCTCAGCGTGGTGGCAACCAACCTCAGTCTGCTGACCTGATGGGATAGCTCGCGCTGTCCTGTCGCACACCTTCCCGCCACACAGGTCACCACAGGCTCCTCTCGGTGGCCCATTGAAGCCTGCGCTGATTGGGTTGTTGCGTTGGTCAACGATGAACGCGCCAACCTGCCCTCGGGGACAAGGGCTCATCTCAGCGATCAGCTCAGCGTGACGCATCCAATGCTTCATCCAGTGCGCCTTCATACTTCACTGCCTGTCCTCATGGCGCATCCCAACCCATCGCAGAGACAAAGACCTTCACGACAAGAAGAACAAAGATAAGAGTGGTTAGCGGGTTATCATTATTCATATAAATCCTAGTTAAAAAGATCAAAGGCTAAGCGCATAATCATCAACAAAAGCATGAACCTTACAAAGTCGGTGAAGTCATGATCGATCAAGGCACACCTCCAAGATGTAAGGCAGACCCTCCACACTCTCCACGAGCTCCCTCACTGCCTGGGCATACTCTCTGATCTCTTGCTGAGCGTGGCTGTCGAGGCGCTGATTGAGGAAGTGAATGAGGGCATGAAGCGAGCATGTCCAATAGCACTCGCTCATCGTAGCCACCGGGAGGAGGGCGCGCGCCTGCTCTTTGCAGACGCCCATCTGAAGCAAGCGCTGATAGGCTGAGACAGCGGCGTTGATTGCCTCCACATAGACGAAGTGAGCGTCAATCTGACCGCTCTGCTCAAGGGCTCCACCGCTTCCCTGCTTCACGCTCGCGCTCTGCTCACGCCAAACGCGAGGGCTCCAAAAGCTCTCATCAAGCTCAACGTATCGACCGCTGATCTCATTCCACGCGCAGCCTACTTGGTGCTTCATCCATTGGCGCAGCACAAAGATGGGCGCCTGGATACGAAACTGAAAGGTCACATGACGAAAGGGCGAGGTGTGACCATGTGTCCAAAGATACTTGATCAGCTTCTGATCTCTCTCATCAAAGCTCTCTGATCTCTTGCCCATACTCACGCGCGCCGCGTTGACCACGCTCAAGGCTGAGCCCATCACATCAACGAGCGCAACACTGCCCTCGCCTACTTTTATTTCATGCTCTGTCATTTTAGACCTTCTCGCGTGTTAAGCGTACAGGGTTAAGGTGAAGGGAGGGGGGCGTTGTTCGCTGCGCGCCCCCCTCTCTGAGTCGTTTAACACCTCAGATGGATCAGATGGAGAAGCTCACATGAATAAAATCTTATTGGTCGGGATCATCGGGCGAGACCCAGAGGCGCGCGGTGCCAACAGAGACATCGTGTCAACCTCGCTCGCTGTAGACTCTTACGGCAAGGGCGAGAAGCAGACCGATTGGTTTAACCTCGTGATCTTTGGCGAGCGTGGCAAGGCCTTCCTCGATCATGTGAAGAAGGGCAAGTGGGTCTCAATCGAGGGCAAAGTCAAGACCAACAAGTGGGAAAAAGACGGTGTTAAGCGTCAAGACGTTGACATCATCGTTGACAACTGGCGCTTTGTCGGGCCTAATGTGCAGACCGAGAGCACATCTATTGGAGGCCCTGCAACATGGAACCCAAGCGACAAGAGATGGCCTTAGGTTCAGAGTGGCTCATCATCTCCACCGATGAGGAGTTAGACGCTCTGATTAACGACTTGATGGAGATAACTGACGATGGACACGACGAAGATGACGAGTCTCTTGATGAGACATGGGATGCAGAGGAAGAAGAACAGGGCTGAGCAGTTTGGAGAGCTGGCCATGAGTGAGCTCTACAAGTGGAGATGCTACGCGATCAAGTATGGGGCTTTAGAAGCTGAGGCTGATGATGTGGTCTCTGACTCACTCACCTATCTCTACTCAAGGCCTGAGCTTGATTGGTCTGAGAAGTTGCTATGCTTGACGATTAAATGTCGGGCTAAAAACTGTGTGCGCGCTCGTGGTAATACTCCCATCGGCAAGATCGAGGACTTGATGCCTCATGGCGGTCACGCCTACTTCTCTGATAACGAGATGAGCATCAGCGACCGCATCGAGCATGAGGAGTTGTATTGCCAAGCGCTTGAGGAGATTGAGCAGTTTGAGGATGGTCGATATGTAGACCTCTTGAGAGATTTCTGTGAGAACCCAGGCTCGACAGTCGTTGGGGTAGGGCGCAATATGGGTATTCTCAACAACACGTCATCAGGCGCGATGAGGCGCATGAGGCTCTATCTACAGACTAAAGAGGCTGAGTATGCCAAAGCCTAAGAGTGACCTTAAAGGGCTTGCTTCACGTGAAGCAGGAGACATCACAAACATCTCAAGCCCGCAGGCGCGCGCGAGGAAAACACAGGGGCCAACAGCTCCTCACAACGCTGAGAAGTTGGAGGAAGTTTGTCACCTCCTCGCCAAAGGTCACAGCGTGGAGGCAGCGTGTGTGGGCGCTCACCTCTGTAGGCGTAAGCTGTACCGATGGATGCAAGAGGATGAGGAGCTGCGCGACCGCATCGATGACGCCAAGCTCGCAGGTGAGGGCGCGATGATCGCAGAGATGCGCTCGTTGATCGAGGCGCGCCAAGACTGGAAAGGGCTCGCTTGGCTCCTCGAGCGCCGGTGGCCAGAGCGCTACAGCGCAAAGCGTGAGATCGAGGTGAGCACCAAGAAGGCTGACGGAACGGCTGAGGTGTTGGCTATGCTTGAGCAGACCAACGAGATGCTGTCTTCTAAAGAGGAGGGTGAGGATGATGATGATTGACCTGCCATTGTTCTCACAACCTGACACAGTTCTAGCGCGCAAACCCGATATACCATTTAGGGAGAAGTGGCGACCATTTGTGGATGCCTTGATAGGTGAGCTTGAAGATGGGGCTTCCATGTATGATGCATGCCACCGATCTGGTCTCTCGAGAAGAACAGTTCATAGGTGGATAGGAAGATATGAAAACTTCGCGCAGTTGATTTACCAAGCTGCACAAAAAGGTCGCACCAAATCAACAAGGGCATACACTCCCTATTTCAACCCAAGTCAGCTAGGCAAAATTGATGAACTGATTGACCATTTAAACAGAGGTTTAACTTTAAAAGATGCTTGTTCTCTCTCTGGCATCTCCCAAACCTTTGTGCATGAGCACAGAAGGAAAAATAAAGCCTTTAGAGCGCGCATTAATCAGGCTCATCAATATAATAACTCAGGAAAATGTAAGAGTATTCAAGAGAAGCCTCTTTCTGATGATGAGATAGATATGGGACATGGCGGTGATAGTTATTTGTATATTGTAAGTGCAGAGGGGTCTAGCTTGATAAAGATTGGAGTTTCAACAAAGCCTCGATCAAGATTAAAAAGCTTACAGTGTGGCTCTCCTTTAATGCTTAAGTTTGATTTATTGATTAAGGGAGCAGGTGTGCATGAGGCTGTTGTTCACGCTTATTTAAAAAGCAAAGGGCTTCACTCTCACGGAGAGTGGTTTCAAAGTGAGGCTAAGCATGAAACCCTCAACCTTTTGGCAAATATAAAACCTAATGATGATACACCTGAGCGCGATGTGATGACAGAAATGCTCACAACAGGGGCAGCATGATCAGTAAGGTCTATATGCCCTCTGATCGCCTCCTCAATGGGATGCAGTTCTTAGCGCCTCTGCGCGGTGATCTTCCTGAGCTGTTTACAGCTGTGATTTATGGTGGGCGCCGCTTGGCTGTGCGCTCGCCAGAGTGGGAGGGCGAGCCCCTCGACCGCCTCACCTGCGAGCTCCCCATCGGGCTTGAGGTGAGGGTGTATGCGAACGATGTAAACATCTCTCGCCTCATCTACCACACAGGCCAAGATAGGTTGACTGCTTGGCAGCGCATCGTGGAAACCTACCTAAAACAAACCCCACCTCATCAAAGCTGATAAGGTGGGGCTTGTCGGTTACCACAACCAAGGTGCTCGACAACACAAACCGAGCAAGGTGATATATGACACAAGACCTCCTCAAAATCAAGCACCCATCCTTTCCTCAACGATGGAGTAAAGAGCAGATGGAGGCGGGCGCGGTGCGAATACATCAGCGCTTTCAAGGTATGCTCCTCTCAGTGATCGAGAGCGCAGACTGGGCAAACTACCGCATCAGCTCAGACCCTATCGAGGCGGGGCGCCCTGCTTGGCCCGACCCTGGCAAGTATTGCGATCTCGTCTTGGCGCGCCGCTCAGGTCATGTGGAGGTCGCGCTAGAGATCAAGACGCGACATGGTGGGGTGACTGAGAACCCAACCGACATCATGCATAATGTGCTCGATCAGATGGGCACAGCCCTCCTCGATCTACAGCGCGCAGCTTATCAGGCTGATGCGCTGTGGTGTGTGGCGGTGGGCATCTATCGCGTGAACTTCCAAGCGATGGCGATCTCTCATGCTGCCGAGTGGTCAGATATAGTCTTGGTGTGGGGGCGCGACATAGGGCGAGACTCACCGATGGGCTCGATGAGGTGGCCAAGCCTCGACAGCTTAGACGCCTCAATGTGCTCCTACACTGAGCCGCGCAAGTTCTTTGAGGTGTGCTCGCTCCCTCGCAAGCCTGCGCCCTCAGTAGAGATCAAGCCAACCAAGCCACGCTCCACGATGGATGACCTTGTTGAGCTCTCCTCATGGGTGGAGCTCCTGCCGAGTATGCAGGCGGCGATTAAGATGTTGGCCGAGTGGCCTGCTGGCGCTTGCCTCCCTTTGAGGACTCTCGCGCGCAACTACACGACCGATGATGTCAGCGAGTACGCAATACAGCATCAGGTGGTTAACCTCATCGATGCAGGCGTGGTTAAGGGCTATCGTAAAGGCAAGAAGTCCCACGCGCTACAGCTCAACCTTGAGCGCCTAAGAGACTATCTAGGGGAGGCCTAATGAGTGATGAGGAGCGCCCATTTATTCTCAACGACCTACAGCGTGAGGTCATCACAGGCATAAGGCGTAAAGATCATGTGATCGCCGCGCGCTGTGGGTGGGGTTCGGGCAAGACCTCCTCGCTCATCTTCGCGCTGTGGTTCATCGCCAAGACTCGCCCAGGCACCACCTCCTTACTCGTCACTGACACAACGCCGCGCTATAACTCGGTGCTCATGCCTGAGATCGAGAAGTGGTTGGCGCCGCGAGGGTGGGTCTACAATCACACGCTGCACAAGTGGACTGACACCCACACAGGCTCGGCTGTGCTCTGTCGCTCCTACTATCGCCCGGGAACACGCGATGCGAGCCACAACCCTCTTGAGGGAATCAACGTGACCTCAGGCGTGGCGCTCGTTGACGAGTGTCAGACCCTCGACCCTGAGGTTGCACACAAGGCGCTCGGTCGTCTGCGCTCAGGCCCTAACCCAACCTTGATCTTGGTTGGCCTCCCTGTCGCTGATGCGTGGTGGGTGCAGATGGCTGAGGACGCAGGGTGCAGGCCTCTCATGTTCACCTCATACGTCAACGAGAACAACCTCTCCTCGGCGTGGTTTGAGGCGACCAAGCTCCTCCCTGATGACGAGCGTGAGGCGATGGTGCTCAACAAGCCCAAGCCACCAAGCGGTCTCGTCTATCAAGAGTTTGACACTGAGCGTCATGTGATCAAGGGCTTCAGCTATCGAGAGGGCATGACAGGTCGCATCGCTATTGACTGGGGCTTTCGCAAGCCCTCGGTGCTCATCATGGTCTACGATGAGGAGCGCGAGGCAACCATCATCACCCATGAGATCAACCCTCAAGAGGTGACCATCGCGCAGCTCTCAGAGCTGATCCTGCGCGTGGCTTGGCCTCGCTCGCTCAAAGATCAAGCACCTGGCCCTCGCATTTGGCTTGATGAGGGCGTGGCTGACAAAGCAGGTAAGGCGCGCAACGATCAAACAGGGCGCTCAGCTTTTCGTGAGATCGCCAAGCCCATCGGGGAGGGGGGCATCGGGCTCCCTCTGCGCTTCACCACCGACCCTGTGAGAACTGACATCCTCAACGGGGTGCAGCGCCTCAAGCGAGCTTTCAACCGAGGGCGCTACCTCATCACCGAGGAGGTGTGGAGGCGAGGCGAGCGCGCCACAGGCAACAGCATCCGCAAGGCACTCATGAGTTACGCTTGGGATACTAAGGAGCAACCCAAGAAGGATGGGCGCGAGGATCCTCTTGATGCTCTGCGCTATGACTGCATCTTTCACTATTGGGCAGACGAGGTGGCGCGCGGTGGGTATACTCCGAGAGCGAGACCCAACCGCAATAGGCGCGCTGGTATCTCGACCAATACAAGGAGCTTCTGATGCCCGATCCCTCAGCTATCCCTCCCAGCATTATCGAGAAGGCGCTCGACCCCAACAACCTTGTCGCAGTCGTCACCCTCGCTATGCTGTACATGTTCTATCGCTTCACCTCGACCCGCTTTGATTTGGAGCGCGAGGAGCAGAAGGAGCTCGTTGAGCATATCGACAAGCTAGAGAAGCGGATTGATAAACTTGAGGCGATGATCGAAATCTTGAAAGAGAAGTGATCGGTGCTGTGTTAAGTAGTTGGTCGGTCATGATCAATGTTTGATTTAATCATCAGCGCTATGGGGGAACCATGACCGACCAACTTCTTTCTGTCATGGGGCATGTGTGGTGCAGTCGATGTAAGAGGATGGTGCCAGCCGTTGGTGAGCATCTCTATCTTACATCGGCTGCTCTTTGTGCTGAGCAGACAGAGCCTCTCGACTTAAGTGTGTTTCAAGCAAAGGGCGAGTGGTCAACACTTGACAAAGCCCAACCAAAGCACGACACTGCTGATTGACGTAATGGAATAGCTGACGATTGATGGAGGACTTATCCTTAATCATCGAGGGCTAAATGAGAAAGCTCGATTATCAATCAGAGCCAGGTGAGGCACCACGCCACATGCGCGCGCTTCACCCTCGCTTCTCGGTGAGGGGGATCAGCGGTACGCAGTTGAGCGGTGGGGTGATCACAGGATATGAGCGAAACCCTCAGCTCACCGGACTCAACTGGGTGACCGAGGCTGAGGATATGCTGCGTACTGATCCTGTGGTCAGGCGCTCTTGGCATATGCTCAGGCAGACGCTTCTCAGCGCTACTTGGCGGTGGGAAAGCTCCGACGATTCAGACCCTGTGTGCAACGAACTCGCGCGCTTCGCCAATGAGTGTTGGGGGCTTGATGGGTACGCAGGACAGATGAGCCTCTCATGGGAGGAGCAACTCAGCTACATGCTTGAGTTTGTTCCTCTTGGTTATCGCTACGCCGAGGAGGTCTACAGGGTAGGCCCCGATGAGAACGGCAAGGTCAGGGTGTGGCTCGATCAGTATGCAGACCGAGAGCCAAGCGCCCACATGAGGTGGTTGAGCCGAGATAATCAGCACCTTGATGGAGTGCTGCAAAATACAGTCGGTGTGGGCAAGGTTCCTGAGCCTATCCCTGCTAACAAGCTCCTCCTCCTCACCCTCAACCGCACAGGCTCCAACTTTGAGGGCTCGGGCATGTTGAGGCCTGTGTGGTGGTGGTGGCGTACCAAGCAGCGCATCGCTAACCTCATGTGCGTTGGTACTGATCGCTGGGCTATCCCTGCGCCTAAGGTGAAGGTAGACCGCGCGCTCGCTGAGCAACAGGGCCTCACCGATGCCGACATCAACGCGATGATCGATGAGGCAGAGGCGCAGGCTCAAGCCTTCTTAGCTGCCGAGCAGAGCTACCTCATCGACAACCCAGTGGTCAGCTTTGAGACCTACAGCGCCGCGCCCAACCTCTATGCCCAAGGGCCTCTCGACATTATCCGAGAGTGCGATAATCAGATCAGCCAAGCCTTCCTCGCTCAGTTTGCCAACCTCGGCATCACTGACACAGGCTCCCGCTCAGTGGGTGAGGTTCACCTCTCCATGTTTAGGCGCGCGGCGATCAACCTCTGTGACATCGTGGCGAGCGCAGTGAGCGGTGTTGACCGCCGAGGCGGTGGAACCATCGGGCGTCTTGTCCGTTTTAACTACGGCTCTATTGATGCCTCCAAGTTACCTCGCTTGACTCACACAGGTCTTGACACTGACGACCTCGCAGACAGCTTGGCGATG